TTTTCTATGGTAAGTCCATATTTGTTCCTCTGCCAGATATAGGCATGGCCTTAAAAACTGGTGAATTTCCTTTATATCAAATAGAGGGACTTGCCGGGGAACTAAAAGCAGGAAGGACATCAGGATTTGGTAGTCAAGCAGCAGATTTGTTAGTGGAATCTTTAGGCGCTGAAAAAATTTATGAATTAGCAGATTTAGTAAAACCATTGACCAAAGCTGGCCCAGTTCCAGACTACCCCTACAAAGACAACTGGCATGAGATGGTATTAAAGAATCTGCTTTTAGATGCAGCAAGAGAAGGCAAGCCAGCTTTATCCGTTTCCGGTTCATTACCCATAAAGAACAGATACTCAGACGAGTATTCTAAGTTCTATGAAATGCTCTACGATAAAAAAGTGCCGTCATTTATGAAGAAGTTGGCGAACAGGTACGGTGGTGAGTTTGAGCAGGGCAGATTGGATTTAGTAGATACTTATGGAAGTCGTAACTTACGAGGCAGTGAAGTACCAGATTTTGCTACAGACAATATGGAAGCCAACATCATCAGAATCACCCCAGAGATGAGAGAGAGGATACTTGAAGAGGGTATTTCATCTTTTGGCGGTGGCGGTATCGTTGATGTGACACAGGGAACTGATCCCTCGACGGTGGATCGAGTTCATAATTTTATGGATGGAATAGATGCTGGAAGGAATAGACCCTAAAGCTCTGAGCCAGGTACGGAACCTTCCTGTTGAAGATCAGCGGGAAGTGCTGGAGTTGTTGGAGGAGCTAGAGGAGGAAGGAAAGAAAGAGCTTGCCAGAGACAGCTTTCTGGGGTTTGCCCGATATGTATGGCCTGCCTTTATCGAGGGCAGGCATCACAAGGTTGTTGCCAAGGCTTTTGAGCGCGTTGTCAATGGCGATCTCAAACGCCTCATCATCAATATGCCCCCCAGACACACCAAGAGCGAGTTTGCCTCTTATCTGCTACCCGCCTGGTTTCTGGGTCAATACCCTGACAAAAAGATTATTCAGGCTTCCCATACCGCAGAGCTTTCAGTGGGGTTTGGTCGTAAGGTCAGAAACCTAGTGGATTCCGAGGATTTCAAAGAGGTTTTCCCAGCCTTGGCACTCAGGGCCGATTCCAAAGCCGCAGGACGCTGGAGTACCAACCAGGGCGGTGAATACTTCGCTATCGGTGTCGGCGGTGCGGTGACAGGTAAAGGTGCGGATCTGCTCATCATTGATGATCCGCATTCCGAGCAGGATGGGCAAAGCATTGATCCTGCGGTGTTCGATAAGACCTATGAATGGTACACCTCCGGCCCCCGGCAGCGGCTGCAACCGGGCGGGGCCATAATCGTGGTAATGACACGTTGGCACTTGCGTGACTTAACAGGAAAGATCGTCAAGGCTTCTACCCAGAGAGAGGGCGTGGATGACTGGGAGCTGATTGAGTTTCCGGCCCTAATGCCTTCGGGCAACGCACTGTGGCCCGAGTTCTGGAGCGAAAAGGAGCTTCTGGCGCTTAGAAACGAACTGCCTTCACCCAAATGGGAAGCGCAATATCAACAGCAACCGACCTCAGAAGGAGGCGCGCTGGTCAAGCGGGAATGGTGGAAACGCTGGGAACAAGAGCGTCCCCCGCAATGTGACTTCATCATCCAGTCCTGGGACACAGCCTTTCTCAAGACTCGACGCGCTGATTACTCTGCCTGCACCACTTGGGGCGTTTTCTACCAGCCTGATGATGAGGGAGAGACCCGTCCCAATATCATTCTGCTCGATGCCCATAAAGAACGGCTGGAGTTCCCTGAACTGAAGAAAATGGCGATGGAGTTCTATAACAACTGGCAACCCGATGCCTGCATCATTGAGGCGAAAGCTGCTGGAGCACCATTGGTTTTTGAGCTTCGCTCTATGGGTATTCCCGTATCGGAGTACACCCCATCAAGGGGTAACGATAAAATTGCCCGCGTAAACGCGGTCGCAGATATGTTTGCATCGGGGGTTGTGTGGTGCCCGGAGACCCGATTCGGGGAAATGGTCATCGAGGAATTTGCCTCTTTTCCTGTTGGCGAACATGATGATCTGGTGGACAGCAGCACTCAGGCTTTGCTACGGTTCCGTCAGGGTGGATTCTTGAGGCTCAACACTGATGAAGAGGATGAGCCGATGTATCGCAAAAGAGCGGCTTATTACTAGGAGAATCTGATGCCAAGTTACTACGACAGCACCGAAAAAAAACCCGGTAAAGCCAAGGTTAAGTACGCCAAGGGCGGCAAGGTCAAGAAAATGGCTAAGGGCGGTAGAACTGTAGCCCGAGGCAGTGGCGCAGCCCGCCCACAGTATTTCGAGAAGAACGGCTAGATGGCGATAGAACGCCCAATGGGGCAAGACCCCTTTGTGCAACCACAGGCTGAACCTGGCTTAGAGATAGATATCGTCAATCCAGAAGCGGTATCAATGGAAACCCCTGACGGCGGGGTGGTTATCGATTTTGATCCTAGCGGGATGACCCTAGGGGGTGATGATCATAATCAGAACCTAGCCGATGTCATTGAGGAAGCTGAGTTACGCAAGATTGCTTCAGAGCTTGTCAGTGCTTTTGAGGCTGACAAGGATTCCCGCTCCGATTGGGAAGACACCTATATCAACGGGTTGGATCTTCTCGGACTCAAGAACGAAGATCGTACCGAGCCGTGGGACGGGGCTTGCGGAGTGTTTCACCCTGTACTAACTGAAGCGGTAGTGCGTTTTCAGGCGCAAGCCATTCAGGAGATATTCCCTGCCGCTGGGCCTGTTAAGACCTCTATTGTTGGAACGATCACTAGCGAAAAGGAAAAACAAGCCAGCCGGGTACGCGAATATCTGAATTACCTCATCACCGAAAAGATGACCGAATACCGCTCTGAGACAGAGAAAATGCTGTTTTCTTTGCCGTTGGCAGGGTCAGCATTTAGGAAAGTGTACTACGACCCCAACATGGGCCGACCTTGCTCGATGTTTGTGCCTGCCGAGGACTTTGTGGTGAGCTACGGTGCGGCTGATTTGATCACTTGTGAGCGCGCTACCCATGTGATGAAGCGAACCAGCAATGAAGTGCGTAAATTGCAGGTCTCTGGCTTTTACAGCGACATTGATTTGCCTGATCCGAGTCCTGATACAAGCGAGATCGAGCGAAAATACAACCAGTTAACAGGGGGATCGGCTAATTATGAGTTCGATCACCGCCATACCATCCTAGAAATACAGGCAGAACTGGATTTACCTGGGTTTGAAGACACCGAATACGGCGAACCCACCGGGATTGCCCTGCCGTATGTGGTCAGTATCGACAAATCCAGCAGAAAAGTGCTGTCGATCCGCAGAAACTGGTATGAAAACGACCCGGTGAAGATGAAGCGGGAGCATTTCGTTCATTATCAGTACCTTCCGGGCCTTGGTTTCTACGGATTCGGGCTTATTCACATGATTGGCGGGCTGGCGAAGTCAGCCACCAGCGTTTTACGCCAGTTGGTGGATGCAGGAACGCTTTCCAATCTGCCGGGGGGGCTTAAATCCCGTGGATTACGCATAAAAGGCGATGACACGCCGATTATGCCCGGTGAATTCCGCGATGTGGACGTTCCAGGCGGGGCAATCCGAGACAACATCACGTTTTTGCCCTACAAAGAGCCGTCCAACGTCCTTTATCAGCTTTTAGGCGATATTGTCACCGAAGGCAGGCGTTTTGCCTCTGCGGGGGATGTCAAAGCGGCTGATATGAACGCTGAAGCGCCTGTAGGCACGACGCTGGCGATTCTTGAACGCTCCATGAAGGTGATGAGCGCGGTTCAGGCCCGTTTACACGCCTCTATGCGGAAGGAATTGCGGATTCTTTCAGGGATTGTGCGTGATTTCGGTCTCTCAGAATATCCCTACGATGTTGCCGATGGTGAGCTGACTCAGGAAGACTTCGATGACCGTGTGGACATCATTCCGGTCAGCGATCCCAATGCAGGTACGATGGCGCAGCGGATTATGCAGTACCAGGCTGCACTTCAGTTAGCGGCCCAGGCACCCCAGATGTACGACATGCCGTTATTGCACCGACAAATGCTGGAAGTGCTTGGAATCAGGGAGGCAGATAAGATTGTTCCGCTGGAGGATGATATCGAGATTGCTGATCCAGTGACTGAGAACATGAACCTCATCAACGGTGAGCCAGTCAAAGCCTTCATCTACCAAGACCATGAAGCCCATATCCAGACCCATGTTTCATTGATCCAAGACCCGAAGGTGATGGAGATTATGTCTCAGAGTCCTACCGCCAAGGCATCAGAGGCGGCGATGGCAGCGCATATCTCAGAACACGTTGCATTTGCGTATCGGGCCAAGATTGAGAAAGAGCTTGGCGTGGAACTTCCTGCTCCCGGCGATCATCTTCCAGAAGACATCGAACTCAGATTGTCACGGCTCGTTGCCCCTGCCGCTTCACAATTAACAGGCAAGGATCAGCGCGAGGCCGAGATGGAGAAGAAGATGGAGGAAGCTGAAGACCCCATTATCCAGATGCAGCAGCAGGAATTACAGATCAAGCAGGCCCAAGCACAGGCAAAAGCACAGTCTGATATGGCTAAGATTCAGGTCGATTTACAGAAGGCTGCGGATAAATCGTCGCTTGAGCGCGAGAAGCTATCTCAGCAGGAGCGACTTGAGAGAGCTAAGTTGGGTGCTAGAATTGCAGCCGATAATAGTCGGGAACAACTTGAATCTAAAAGAATTGCTAGTAAAGAGCAGGTTGAAGGTGCTAAATTAGGGACAGAAATCGCAAAAGACCTGATGGGTGGTAAGAACTCGGATGGATGAACTAGACCTTTTACGAGAAAAGTATAGGGTAGCGATGAACGAAATGAGCGATCATTTGAGTACAGGTGGTTGCAAGGATTTTTCAGAATACACGCGCTGTTGCGGGATAATTGAAGGTCTCGCAGTAGCAGAAAGAGAATTGCTCGATCTTAAAAAGAAGATTGAGGAAGCATAACGTCGTATAAGACGGCGCAGGTGACTCTGGACACCCATTTCCAGTGCAAGGAAGTAACTAATGGCTGAGTCATTAGCAGTAGTACAAAACGAGCCAGAAGAGGAGAAGGTCGAAGAAATCGAGATCGACGAATCAGAGGCTCGCAAAGCAAGTCAAATGCCGAAGCCGAAAGGCTACAAGATACTGATTGCTCTACCTGAACCTGATGAGAAAACGGATGGCGGAATCATTAAATCAAGTCAGACAATATACAACGAAGAAGTTGGGAGTATTGTTGGCTTCGTTTTGGACTTGGGTCCAGACGCATACGCGAATTATGGTCGTTTTCCCACAGGCCCGCTTTGCAAAAAAGGGGATTGGGTCGTGATGCGCTCTTATACGGGCACACGATTCTTGGTTCATGGGAGAGAGTTCCGTTTAATCAATGATGACAGCGTAGAAGCTGTTGTTGAAGATCCACGGGGTATCGTAAAGGTATGAGCGAAACAACAGAAAACGTCACAGATACAACAGAATCTGTAGATGCACCCACGTCGGCTGAAGACAAGTTCTTCGGCGTTAAGACGCAAATTGCCAAAAGTAAGGATGAGAAGAAAGCATCTGCTGGGAAGGCTCCTGTTGAGCAGGGTGATTTTGAACTAGAAATCATAGATGACAAACCTCCTAAGCAGACGGCTAGTGACGGCGAGACTGATGAGGAGTTGGACGGTTATAGCAAAAAGGTCAGGAAGCGAATACATCAGGCGACTTTTGAAAGGCGTAAAGCTCAACGTCTTGCAGATGAAGCGGTTAAAGCTGCCCAGCAGTTGAATACTGAAAACCAGCAACTCAAAGCCAAAGCCCGAGAACAGCAAGCATTGCTTGATCGTGGTGAGACTGTACTGGTCTCGCAGATAAAAGAAAAAGCCGCCTTATCTGCTGACAAGGCCAAGGCCGCATATCGAAAGGCTTATGAGGAAGGTAATACGGATGCGATTGTAGCCTCACAAGAGCAAATGATTGAGGCCCAGGCTCGGAAACTGGAAGCGCAACGGTGGGAAAATCAATTACCGCCGCAACTCACGCAGCAGCAGGCAGCTTACCAGCAACAGCAGGCAGCTTACCAGCAACAGCAGGCGGCTTATCAGCAGTCTGTTTCTGAACAGGTTACAGAGCCAGAGCCAAAGGCAAAAGAATGGGGAGATAAAAATCCCTGGTTTGGTGATGAAGCTCATAAGGGCATGACAGCATACGCTTATGCGCTTCATGAAGAAGCCATAAAAGACAATGGGATTTCGCCTAATTCAGATCAGTATTTTGAGTATATTGATAAGAATATGCGGAGTCGGTTTGATGATTATGTTTGGTCGGAAAATGTATCGAAAGATACTAGCGGTGGTGGACAAACCGCGACTTCGACGACCAGGCAAGCCTCTTCGGTGGTTGCTCCTTCCGCAAGGAATAATGGAGCCAAGCCCCGCAAAGTGAAGTTAACGTCCACTCAGGTCGCACTCGCTAAACGACTTGGGTTAACCAACCAACAGTACGCCAATCAGGTCATCAAGGAGATGTCAAATGGTTGATGAGCGCACACCTTGGTCTCACGACAATCGTGAAGATAATGTCCGAGAAGATGATTCTTGGGTTCCTTCTTCAATTTTGCCAGTTCCAGATCCGCAGGACGGATGGGTTTTCCGATGGATAAGAACCAGTGTTATGGGTCAGTCGGATAATCCAAATGTTTCAAAGAAATTTAGGGATGGGTGGGTTCCTGTTAAATCGGAAGACCATCCTGAACTTCATACTTTGTCCGATATCAACTCTCAATTCGTGGGTAATATCGAGCAGGGCGGGTTGCTTTTGTGCAAGGCTCCTAAAGAAAAAATGGATGCCAGAAATGCACATTATCAGGAAATCGCAAAACAACAGATGGAGTCTGTGGACAGTAACTACATGAGAGAAAACGATCCGCGTATGCCCCTATTGAGACCAGAGAAAAGTACGCGCACGACCTTTGGTAAAGGCTAATTCTCTTTTGAAATAGCCTTTTTTTCTTCAACAGTAGCGTTAGGAGAAATTCAAAATGGCTACTTCTGCAACTCCAAATGGTGCAGAACCTGTTGGTACTTGTAGTGCAAGCGGATCCTTTACAGGAAAAGTTGTGCATATCAAGATTGCCAGCGCGTATGGCACCGCAATATTTTATGGAGATTTTGTGAAGCTGGTGACAGCCGGAACGATTGAACTGGATACCGGCACCTCTGCACTCACCTCCATAGGTATTTTCATGGGCTGTAAGTACACTGATTCAAGCACATCTCAGATGACCTTCAATCAGACTTGGCCTGCCTCTATGGCAGCGTCCGATGCGATGGCGTATGTCTTGATTGATCCTGATGTCCTGTTCAAGATGCAAGGAGATGGTTCTATTGCTCAGACCGGACTCGGCGCGAACTTTTCTGTCATTCAGACAGCGGGTTCAACCACGATTGGTCGAAGCAAGAATGCTTGCGATGCGTCTACAGTCGCCACCACCAACACGTTTCCGATAAGGCTCGTTGACTTCGTTGACGGCCCGACAAGTACGGTTGGTGATACCTATACTGATGGCATTTTCCGCTTCAACGCGGGGCATCAGTTAACCAATACCACAGGCATTTAAGGAGTATCTAGCATGGCTATATCAAGAGCACAAATGCTTAAAGAACTCCTGCCGGGGCTGAATGCCCTTTTCGGCCTGGAGTATGAGAAGTACGAGGACGAACATGCCGTTATTTATGACACGGCCTCATCAGAGCGTTCGTTCGAGGAAGAGGTGAAACTGAGTGGGTTTGGCGCTGCTCCGGTGAAGGACGAAGGAAATGCAATTTCCTACGATTCAGCACAGGAAGCGTTCACCGCCAGGTACAACCATGAAACGATTGCGATGGGCTTTGCGATTACGGAAGAAGCGATGGAGGACAACCTCTATGACTCTCTTTCTGCTCGTTATACAAAAGCTCTTGCCCGTGCAATGGCGTACACAAAGCAGGTGAAAGCGGTGAATCCGCTCAACAATGGTTTCACCAATTCTTACCAGACGGGTGACGGGGTTAATCTCTTCACAGCATCTGGTGATGGTGTTACTGGCGGGGGTGGTCATCCGAGAGTGGATGGCGGTACAAACGATAATCGTCCTGCGACAGCGGCTGATCTGAATGAAACCTCACTGGAAGCAGCGGTTGTTACGATTGCTGCGTTAACCGATGAGCGTGGGCTTCTGATCGCAGCTAGACCAAGACGTTTGTTGGTTCCGCCTGCTGGAATGTTTATTGCCACGCGGCTCCTTGAGTCAGATCAAAGGGTTGCTACGGCGGATAACGATATCAATGCTATCCGTAGCATGGGTATCGTGCCGGAAGGATATTCGGTCAATCATTACCTGACTGACTCAGATTCCTTCTACGTCGTTACTGACGTACCGAATGGCTTGAGACACTTCGAGCGTACCTCGCTAGAGACCTCAATGGACGGTGACTTCGATACGGGTAACGTGCGCTACAAGGCGCGTGAGCGGTACTCTTTCGGTGTATCCGACCCATTGGGTATCTACGGTTCGCCAGGAGCGTAAGTAACTGGTATGGGAGGGCGACTTAATTTTTAATAAACGTACAGAAACTCGCAAAATCTGTTAGGTAAGTCGCTCTCCTTTTTCCTGACTGTCGCTTTGCACGACAGACACTAGCCAAGACAGGAGAAAGCTATGGCTAATACGACCTTTAATGGTCCCGTTCGGTCTGAAGGCGGATTTGAACAAATCAGCAAGACGGCTGGGACAGGTGCTATTACCACTAATCTGGATATTGACTCCAGCGGTAATATCACCACGACGGGCTATCTATCTTCCTACGCTAATGTAAGCAGCATTACGTCTGCTACTAAGAGCGTTGAGTCCACCGATTCAGGTACGGTTTATACCCTGAACAGGGCAGCAGGCATTGTGGTAACACTGCCGACTGCGGCTGCGGGTATCAATTACACGTTCATCGTCGGAACCACCTTCACGGGTGCGGGACAGATCAATACGGACAATACCAGCGATCTGTTTTCTGGCTTTGCGACGATCTTTGATCCGGCAACCGCTACCGATACCAATACCTTTATTCCAGATGCCTCCGATGACGATACCATCGACTTAGGTACGGCGGGGCAAGGCTGGTTGGTCGGTGGGGTTATTCGTCTGGTGGCAACCAGTGCAGCGGTTTGGCATTGTGAAGCGTTTCTTCATGGTGACGGCACATTGGCGACACCGTTCGAGTAACGGCTGATTGTTAGCTGGGTGGGGCTTGTCCTCACCCAGCTATTTGTAAGGAGATAGAAATGGCTGATGCTGTAACGAGTCAAACCATCCAAGATGGTGGTCGCCATGTGGTGATGAGTTTCACCAATGTCAGTGATGGAACCGGCGAGTCTGCGGTCAAGAAGGTTGATGTTTCGGCTTTGGAATCAGACCCAATGACAGGGAAAGCATGTAGTACCGTGGCTATTGAGTCGGTGTGGTTCTCAACTTTGGGTATGAGCGTTAAGTTGCTCTGGGACGCTGACACGGATGTTCTTGCGTTACATCTTCCAGCGGATTATTCAGATTCGCTTGATATGAGTGAGTTTAGTGGCCTGAACAACAATGCAGGCACTGGGGTTACGGGCGACATCATGTTTACTACGGTGGGCCATGGAAGTGGAGATGCTTATACCGTTATTTTGAAAATGGTGAAGCAGTATTCATAGGGGTTTGTGATGTCGAAACTTGAGATTTTTCAGAACGGGACTTCTTTGCATCCAGACACGATGGGTGATCCTGTTTTTCAGATCGGGACTAAGAATGACGATGGAAGTTACGAGGTTGTTGTTTCTGAGGGCATGACTAAAGAAGAGTCTGAGTCGAAGCTCGAAGAATTACAACCTGTTAAGGCTGCTCCAAAAGAGAAAACAACTCGAAAAAAGAAGGTTGCTAAGAAGACTGCTAAGAGGGTTGCTAAGAGGGCTTCTAAGAAGGATGCGACAAAGAAAAAGGCAAAGAAAAAGGCAAAGAAAAAGGCAAAGAAAAAGAAGGCTTCTGCAAAGAAAAAGAAGAGAAGATAATGGCTATAAGCCGCGCCCAGATGGGGAAACAAGTCCGTAATGGGTCTTCCAGAAGAAGGGCTAACAAGTCTACGCTGACTTTACCGCCGGGTGTAAAGACACGGCCTAAAAGCATGACCAGGGTGATGCGTCAGGCCATGCGTCAATCAAGGAGACACGCCTAAATGGCAACCAGCGGCACATATACGTTCAATCTTGATCTGAGTGACATCCTTGAAGAAGCCTATGAACGTGCAGGATTAGAGCTACGCAGCGGTTATGACTACCGTACCGCAAGGCGCAGCCTCGATCTGATGTTCCTTGAATGGCAGAACAGGGGGTTGAATCTCTGGACTGTACAGGAGGATACGCAGACGCTGACGGCAGGCACGGGTCGTTATGCCTTATCCAGTGACCAATTAGATGTTATTGAGGCGTCACTGAGAACCGATGACGGGGATGCGGATAAGCAGACCGACTTGACGATGAGTCGTATTTCAATCAGCCAGTATTCACATCTAACTAATAAGCTAACCCAAGGTCGTCCAATTCAGTATTGGGTTGAGAAAGACCCAGGAGCTATTGCCTTGAATGTGTGGCCCGTTCCAGATGATGCTGTGACCTATAAGATCAATTATTACTACATACAGAGGGTGGAGGATACGGGAAGTCCTGCATCCAATAATGTGGATATACCTTCCCGGTTCATGCCATGTATGGCGGCTGGTTTGGCGTATTACATCAGTATTAAGCGTCCAGAAGCCTCAGATCGAGCGCCACTGCTCAAGCAAATCTATGATGAGCAATGGGATTTAGCGGCAGATGCGGATCGAGATAAATCGTCGTTTTTTATGGTTCCTGGGGGGTATAGCCGAGTATGAGCAGTTATGCCGTAGGAAAACGGGCTTTCGGGTTCTGTGACAGGACAGGGTTTAGGTATCCACTTAAAGACCTGGTTCCTCAGATTGAAAACCGGAGGCCCAATGGATTGTTGGTAGGCCGTGATGTGGTGGATGAGGATCAGCCGCAGTTACAGTTAGGTCGATTGAGTACATTGGACCCGCAGGCGTTGAGAGACCCCAGACCCGATACCGCAGAGGCGGAGAGCCGTAGGCTCTATGCCTGGGATCCTGTCGGGGGCGGAAACTCTGCTTTGGGTAGCCGTACCGTGGGACTCGATATTACAGCGGTAGTAGGTAAGGTCACGGTGAGTACGGGCTGATGGCTTGGACATACACAACGCTGAAAAGTGCGATGCAGGATTATCTGCAAAACACAGAAACCACGTTTGTAAATGATCTAGCTACTATCATCGTTCAAGCAGAGAACCGTATTCTTAAATCGGTTCAGTTACCCGATTTCAGGAAGAACACTACGGGTACGATGACCAGCGACAACGCTTATCTGGGCACACCTACGGACTTCATGGCCCCGTATTCTCTGGCGCTTGATAACAGCGGGTATGAATATCTTATATTCAAGGATGTGAATTTTATTCGGGAGGCGTATCCGGTTTCATCAACGACTGGAACGCCGAAGTATTACGGAATCTTTGATGACTCATCATTTATTCTTGGCCCAACACCTAATAGTGGTTATACGGTTGAGCTTCATTATTTTTATAAGCCGACCTCTATAACCGCCTCCGGGGATGGAACCAGTTGGTTGGGGGATAATGCGGAAACAGTTCTCTTTTATGGATGTCTTGTGGAGGGTTATACCTTTATGAAGGGCGAGCCTGATATGTTAGCTGTATATGAAAAACAATATCAGGACGCTGTAATGCAATTAAAATCCTTGGGAGAGGGATACAGCACTACGGATAATTACCGCAGTGGTGCGGTTAGGGCGCAGAAAGTCTGATGTTGGGCGTAAACTTATCCATAGAACCGGGAACCTGCGAGGTTTATACAACTGAGCATCGTGGTTTTACACCGGAAGAGATCGCGGAAAGGGCAGTGCCTAAAATTGTTTTTGTTGCAGAAGGAGCAGGCCCAGAGGTCAGAGAGCAGGCAGAGGTATTTAAGAACAGGCTTTTTCATGTAATCGTTAAGGCTTGTAATGATGCGATATGCAGTGACAGAACTACGCTTATAAATCTTTTGGATCAACAAGGCCATGAAGACATGGCGGATATTTTGAGGAAATTCTGATGGCAATTACACAAGCAGTATGTACCAGTTTCAAGTCAGAGCTATTGCAAGGAATTCATAATTTCCACAATGGATCAGGCGGTGGCACGACTACAACGACGGGTACTGGCAACACATTCAAGATAGCACTCTATACATCAAGTGTTACTTTGGCCGCATCGACAACCGCTTATGCCACCACCAACGAGGTTTCTGGCACGAACTATAGTGCCGGAGGCAATACATTAACCAATGTTGATCCTTCAACTTCTGGAACGACAGCTCTGACAGACTTCGCGGATAGCACATGGAGTTCAGCCACGATAACTGCAAACGGGGCATTGATTTACAACTCAAGCACGACGGCGGGTTCTGCAAACAGAGCTGTTGTTGTTCTAGCTTTTGGTGGCGATAAGACATCAACAGCGGGTGACTTTACGATCACCTTCCCCGCAGCCGATGCGAGCAATGCAATTATAAGAATTGCGTAGTGAGTAGATGATGTGGCTGATGCAAAAGTTGCATGGCAAGGCTGGAACTCTAGCAACATTGCGTGGGGTGAAAGCACTTGGGGTGACGCAGAAGAGGCGTTGCCCGGATCAACAGCGTCTGTTGGTTCAGTCACTGTCGTTGCTGCCGCTGTCGTATCGGTCACAGGTAACTCAGCCACAGTATCAACCTCGTCTGTCACGGTTGCAGCAGCAGCAGGGGTTAGCGCAAGCGGTAACTCGGTTACTGCATCGACGGCATCTGTCACAGCCACAGGCATTGCCATCGTATCGGCTACAGGTAACGCTGCCACCTCCGCAGTCGGCACAGTCGTTGCAACGGGTAATGCGTGTATCTGCCCGGTTACAGGAAACTCTGTCACCGCATCGACTGCTAGCGTCACTCCGACGGCAGCAGCAGGGGTTAGTGCAAGCGGTAATGCGGCGACTGCCAGTGTCGGTAGCGTTGGCATTGAAACCGATCAAGTTATTTCAGTCACTTCTGATGCGTCTACGGCCTCTACTAGCGATGTCACTGTCGTTGCCAAGGCAGGGGTTGAAGTCACTGGCAATCAAGTTGAAGCATCTACAACAAGTGTTTTGGTATGGGGTCTTGTGGACACAAGCCAAACACCTAACTGGGCTTCAATTTCAAGTTCACAAACACCTAGTTGGAGTTCGGTGGATACCGACCAGACTCCTGATTGGAAAGAGGTAGCGTAATGGCAACTTATGTAAATGATCTCAGGCTGAAAGAAATCGCAACTGGCGATGAATCAGGAACGTGGGGAACAAGCACAAATACAAATTTGGAGCTTATTGGTGAATCGATGGGCTACGGGACAGAGGCCGTAGCTAATGCCTCTACCGATACGATCACAATGGCAGACGGAGCCACTGACGGTTTCAGATGCACCTTTCTACGCCTCACGGGTGGCGGTCAGGCTTGCACGGTCACGCTGGCTCCCAACACGCTGTCCCACACATGGATCATCAGGAACACCACCAGTTACGCGCTGACCTTTACTCAAGGGTCTGGAGCGAATGTAATTATCGCGGCAGGTCAAGTAAAAATCGTTTCGACAGATGGGGCAGGATCTGGTGCAGTTGTTTACGAGTGCTTAGAAGACCTTGAGCTAGGTGGAACGCTCACAGTCGGCGTTGATGACACCGGCTACGATGTTAAGTTCTTCGGCGCAACCTCTGGAGCTTATATGCTCTGGGACGAGAGTGCCGATGACTTGAAGTTAGTTGGAGCAGCAGGATTCACTGTTGCTGGTGATATAGACGTGGACGGTACAGCTAACCTAGATGTCGTAGACATTGATGGTGCTGT